TACGAGATAACTACATAGTGACGGCAGAGAAAAGAATGTTGCTGGGTAACTTCAACTCGCATATGGAAACAGCGCTTGTGTTTCAGTTCGAAGAAGCATTCTGGGCTGGAGATAAAACAGCGGAGGGAAAGCTAAAGCTCATTGTCACGGGTAAGTACCATATGATTGAGCGTAAAGGTTATGAGCCTTATATGGTTGGAAACTTTGCGCGTATATACATCACGTCTAACAACGCATGGGCGGTGCCAGCATCTGTCGATGAGAGACGTTGGGCGGTGTTCGCTTGTCTAAATAGTATGTCGGGTAACAAGAAATACTTTAAAGATATATTTGATCAGTTAACAGATAACAACGGCCACGGGTATAAATGTTTGATGACACTGCTGGCTCATATGGATGTGGACCAGACGTTGGTACACACGCCCCCCAAAACAGAAGCTTTAGCCGATCAAAAAATGGAAACTTTAGATGACATATCTGCGTGGTTGCATGACTGTTTACGTGAGGGAGATTTAAAGACTGCTGGAACAGGGTTTGAGGATGAAGCTGAATGGCTCGATAAAATTGCAACATCTGAGGTTTATGACGCCTATGTTTTGTATTCTAAGGGGAGGGGTTTTCACTATCCGCGAACGCAGACTGGGTTCGGAAGGCAACTAAAAAAGATGCTAGGTGATTGTGTTCGGAAAGAACGGGAGATGAATAAGGGTTCAAGATTGCACTCATATAAGTTTTCAGATTTGGATGATTGTCGCTTAAAATACGTCGAATGGTTCGGTCACGACATAGATTGGGAAGCGTAGTGTGGTAAACGTGGCAAATGATGGGTCATAAGTCATTGATATATAACAATTTGCCACCTTACCACCCTACCACACTACTATCTGAGTTACTATATTTTTTATATACACCATACATTATAGGGGTCTTTTATATACTAACTTTAAATTAAGTAAGGTAAGTATGGTAAGTAAGGTTAGCCCTTAGTCACCTTTGGATACGAGTTGCCACCCTTTTACAATCTGATATCTAGAAAGTGTGGTAGTATGGCAATAAAAAAAAGGGGGAACCATTGCTGGTCCCCCCATTTTATTATCCGTATTCTACTTTGTGATCGCAAGATCTACATCTCCATTCAAAGAATGGCGTTACTTTTATAACATCTAAAAGCAACTCGCGTTTTGAACAAACGGGACAGCTTGGAAGTTTAAAGTCTAACTGCCAATGCTTTGACTTAGGGGGTAGCTTCATCCAAATCTCCCCTTGTAGTGTTTAACTATGAAGTCAACAATGATCTCACTGCTTGGCCACTTCGTTACATCTAGACCAAACTTATAAACTACTTGATCAGTCATTATCTGAAAAGCCACATCCTTTAGACCCTTGGTACGTCCAAGGCCCTTCTCAATATCGTCTCTCAGATACTCTATATCGCATGATGGTTCATCGATCATAGGTTTACTATTTACCATGATTTTGATCCTCGTAGTCAAAAGATTTGCATATTTGAAAAACAGCTTGAGAAGCAATCGTCCTGTATGCGCCGAATGCTTCGGTTTCTAGCTTTTGATATACGTTATCCGGTATGACCATAGTCACACGTTTACCGCTCTTGGCTTTTGGGCCACGTTTAATTTCAGTTTTCATTAGGCTCTCCTTTCACGAGAGTTTAAGTATTGGTCAAGCTATGCTCGTAAGTTGAGACGTTTACCCCTCTTAACTTTTAGGGGAACGGCTGTTTCATATGAAAGCGACTTAGATGGATCAATAAAATTTGAAAAACCATACAGCACTTGAAGGTATCGCCATTGATTTTTAATTAATACTTTATTTGTTGCGTCGTCATAAGAATCACTCATAACAAAAACTCGGTCATCACATACACAATCACAGCGCATATCGATGCGATTAAGATCATAAGATACATTAGTTTTTCTCCCTTTCTATAATTAATGAGTTATCTGAAAACTCTTTTAGCTTTTCGATCACCTCGTCATACGTAAAATTACGATCAATAGCATTATCCCCAAAGGCAATCTCAAAAACTTGTTCGATAAAATCTTCATCTATTATTTGTCTCAACTCAGCTTCAGTATATTCTTCTTCGGGATTTTCAATTTTTACCTTTTTAATAGTCATATTTTCTCTCCTAATTTATTTTCTTCGAATGGATTAGGTATTGTTACCTCGCACTCAGTACATGTAATCGCAGACCAGAACTGATGACCTACAAAATGGGACTCTCCGCAATTCCAACAAAATATATTGAAAGCAAAATCTTCAGACGTTATCTCTGCCCGTAGCCAGTTTTCAAAATTATCTTGTTTAGCGGCAGGGTCCCACCACCACTGCGGCAACGTATCATATCGGAGATGGATCTCATCGTGCCACTCAAAATATTTTGGATGCATCATTTTAACCTCCCGATTACGCTGACCAATATTGACACGATCATAAGAGTTATAACTGTAAAAAAGATCATTATTACAACCACGACATGCTGGTAGTCTGCGAAAAAAGGTGTGCTGAAATAACTGAACAAACTATAATTTAAGCCGTAACCCCACAGGGCAACCGCTGGGACACATAATATTAAAACAAATCTCATTCGTTTTCTCCTTCTTTTGATTAGAATAAAAGTTTTAAAAGATTTAATAAAATTTCTATCATGTAAAATACTCCACATAGTAAATAGTAAAGAGAGAGCCGGAGACTAACGTCTCCGATCTCCCTCAAAGTTAACACCGACTACCTCACCCCAAGGTGGAGGTCCACCCCAGAAAGTGCCAGTGGTTGCCCAGATGACAGGCACGTCAGGCTCATCAACGTAATCGTCGGCACCGCCGTCAGTAAACACAATGATGGTATCGAAGTCATCCATCATGTCGTTGTTCTGACAGAACTCGAATGGTGCCTTGAAGCATGTGCCACCGGATCTGCGACGTACCAACTCTGGCTCGTCGCCACGCTCGATGATTTCGGGATCGGAGCAGTCGTGATCGAACTGAACCAACGTCACGCTTTCGGGCAAAAGCTCGTCAGTTATATCTTGAATGTCTGACATAAACTGGCTGAACTCTGGCTGAGACACCGAACCGGATGCGTCGGCAAATATTGCAAGGTTTCCAATACCCTCCTTGGCAACTGATGGCAAAATAAATTCATCAGTTGAATAGTAGCGATTTGGTTTGTCGAATGTTAGATCTGTCGGGATCTGGTCTTGCAATAGATCTGATAAAACGTCGCGCCAGTCTTGGCTAGGCGTATTGTTGGCGTCGATGGCTTGCGACATACCCACACCCATCTGACCACGCCCCTTGGCTACCTCTACGGCAGTTGAGATTTGCTGGTCTAATTTGCGCTCGATCTCTCTTATCTCATCTGCGCTGGGCGCATCGCCCTCGTCGTTTACAGCATCATCTACATTACCCCAGTCGGGCAAAGGGTGATTGGCTTTGATGTTATCCTCAGTGCTTGGCTGGCCGTCGCCATCTGACTGACCAGTGTCACTTTGATCTTGCTGGTCATCTGATTTATTTTCTTGCATCAATATATCGTAAACTTGCTCGGCTGACATACCATAAAACTTAGCGTCAAATAAGCCATCCTTTGGCATGTGATATGCTTTGTCGCTTAACCATGCTGAAGGCTCACGAATAATATTGTCGCCGTAAACTTTGAACGTATCGGGAGACATAGGCGGTTGGCCACCTCTTTTACGTAAACCCATGTAAACGATGTAGGCGTTGATCACGTAGTCACATGCAATATTCCAGACCTCTGGGTCTCGATTTTTACGACGCAGATGGTGCTTGAATACAACGTGCAACACTTCATGTATAATCACAAAGGTTGTATTAAAAACAGATATACCGTCCACCCAAGACGGGGACCACATAAGCTTTTTACCGTCGGTGGCCATTGTGCCGTCGTCTTGCTCTACGACGGTTAGATTGTGCAATAGCGTAGCGAAAAAGCATTGGTTTCTCATAATAAATTTTCTTGATTGCATAAACTTTTCTAATGGTGTCATTTTTTTACCTCTCAATATTATTTTTATTTAACTAGCAATACCAAATACGCCGTCGAGATCGTCTGCGATTTCTTTTGCTTTACCGCTAATCTCTTTACGTAAATCAGCGGCATCCTTCTCGATCATCTCCGCTGTTCGATTATCGCCCTTTATCTTATCACCTCGCAATATGGGCGCGGATGCTGACGTTAGGTTGTCAATAATGTCATCCGCTAGTTTATCGAGCGCTGGGTCATTCGATATATTGAGACCCTTTAACACGTCCGCGACGTCGGCCATGTTAGACACTAACGTGTCACGAAATGTTTTTGTGCGGTTAGAGTTCTCGATGCCATCCCCGAAGTTCTCAAGACTGCTAATCATATTGGTTAGCGCGTCGCTGACAACGCCGTGGGTGTGGGTGTGAAGCTCCTTAGCACGTTGATTATCTTTACTATTGGCGTCACTGATTAGTTTTTCTACACGGTCATCGTCCAAGCCTACAAGTATATGCTTTGATCTATCGGGGATCACCTCGGTGTCGATTGTAATTCTGAAAGCATCGATGATAGTGTCGATATCTGGGTATTGATTTTCGTCATACATATTGCCAAGGTGACGGGGTGCGTCGGCTAGTATGGCTGGCAGTGCTTGGCGCAGATCATCCTTTAACTCTTCGACTGTCATTAGATGTGCGTCCAATGCCTCGCGTAACTTACCATACTTCTTAGCAGATATTATTCTAAAGTTCTCATCCCATGGCCCTGTCATAAATCTAAAGAGATTACTGACGGCGCTCATCTGTTTGACGAGTGCCTTTAGCTGTGGGTTATTCTTTGGAATTAAAGATTTAGTAACCGACACCGACGCCTTCTCAGCGTTTTGATCGTCAGCAGTTTGACGAGTGGCCGCTTGGTCTTTTCTCTGGGTTCCGAATTTAGCAGTTGATACTTTGACTAGTAGTGCGCGCTCTCTGATATCACTCATATTTTATACCTCATAATAAAAAGATTAAATGGCCAAACAATATTGTCTGGCCAGTATTTAGTTAAACAGCTATGTCGTTGTTTTCTGATCGCCACTTTGACACAGATGAATTTACCATAAGCTCCGGTTTTTTGATTTGCAAATCGAGCATAAAAGTCTGCTGTAATTCTCGATCTGGAAATCTAGAAATAAATTCGACGGCGCTGGATATTGTTTTCTCATCTGAGCGGTTAACACACATACCGATTAGCACGTAGTAAGCGCTGATCGCTTGCTCAGATCCATGCTCTGGCAATCTTGCCGTAGCTGGGGTTTTAGAAATCTCGTTCCAAGTAGCCAACTGGTTTGCCATTTCCAGAAAGCCTATAACCTTGTTAGCCAAGGCTTCGCCTACTAAAGATGAAATGCAACTCAACAGCATGTCAGTTTGTAAAGGGATGCTGGCTGATACAAGCTCATCTACTTTTGACCATACTCTGGGAGACGGGAAGGCTATCGCATTTTTTATATACGAATGTAAATACGATATGCCAGCGTCATCCCTTATCGATCTGATAAAGGCTGGAATGCGCCCGTCTGAGCCATTTGCAATCGCGAACTCTGCCCACGCTTTTACATCTGGGCGCACCTCGAAGTGCATAAAACGATTGTATATATGAGCGCCAACCTTGTTAGTTGATGCTTGATCTTGTTTGCGATTGCCAGCGGCAATTATGAGCCAGCCGTCGGGCAACTTGTAATGATCGCCTAATATGCGGTCATGTATAATTTGACTAAGGCCGTTGGTCACACTTGGCGAACCTTGCGGCAATTCGTCTAAGAATATAGCGCCGAATTTACCATGCCGTTTGGCATCGGGTAACATCGACGGGATCTTGAATACAGTGTTTTCGCCTTCGATCTTGGGTGCGCCTTTGATGTCTAACGCATCGAGTGTAGACACTCTTAGATCGATTAGTGCGAAAGTGTTTTCTGGATTAGCTGGCGCTTGATCTTTACCAACATGATAGAAGTCAAGATCTTGTTTGGCGGCTTGATGCTTTGCCCATGCTAGAATAATAGCGGACTTGCCGACACCGCTAGCGCCGTGAAACCAGATTGGCCATAACTTAGAGTAAGCAAGATCTAATCGAGAAAAGATTTCGTTAGGGGTGATTTCTGATATATTCATATTGTTTACCTTCCAAAAGTATTTTTGATTATTTGATTGATTGATTGATTTTTATTAGCGCCCAATCGAATTGGTAAGGCATCCGGCATTATTGAGATTAGTTAACACTCTGCCGCCGTGGTCATTCGATGCGCTAGCCACGCCGCAACGCTATAAGCGCCGCTTGTTATCGTGGCTGGTTTTCTGGAAGGGTTTGACCGCTCACGGTCCCACAACTCTTGGACGATAATTTTATACTTACCAGCGTCGCCACGCTGACTATTGTGCGAATTGGAAGGCCGTATATTTCCGCTATGACTTAAAGATAGTCTGGCCAGTATACACGTTTGTACATGTATGTCAAATCAAGATGTAATTAGGCGTTTATAGTTGTACACTTAATCGGTAGTATTTTTCGTTATTTTTATCGATAATTAAAAAAACAACCAGTCATTTATATATACATAAAAAACCGCTACTTAAAAAAACAGCCAGTCATTTATATATACATAAAAAATTAAACCCCTAAATCATGGCAAAATTGACCTAATCCTATAAGCGGTTTTAAGCGCTTCTAAGCGCTACTAGTTGTGATATGGGATATGGGGTGCTGACACAGTAGGCGTTGTATTTGTTCTTATATTGTTCCTGCAAGTAGCGCGTTGTTTCTAAAAGGTTTTTTTAGTAAAATAACGTTGATATTGCGCTTTTGTGCATTTATCGGCTATATTACCAGTATTGATCGACAAATAAACAGGATGTTTAAAATATGACTGACAAATACACAGGTCCAAAATTGATCGCAATCGACGGCGATAAAACTGATCCGGCCATTGATTTTGACAACGAACCCGATTTTGAAAAGAATGATCTAAAAAAACGTGGCCGATATAATTTGACAAATAAACAGCGCAACTTTGTGAATGCGATGTTGGCTGGTGCCGGATCACAAAGTGCCGCATATAAAATGGCATACGATATTAAAACAATGAGTGATCACGCCGTCGGCGTGGAGGCTAGCCGTTTGATGCGCAACCCTAACGTGTCCCGTGCATTGACTGCCGGATACAAGCGCATCGACCAGCAATCAATGCATTCAGCGGCCAGTCTCCGACTGCTTATAGAAAAAAAGCTTCTCGATAAAATCGAAAATGCTGATAGCGACGCCAATCAATTAAAGGCTTTGGATTTATTGGGTAGGTCCGAAAAATGCGGCTTCTTTTTGGACAGATCGCAAGACTTAACCGCCGATGAACTATCAGAGCAAGAAGTAAGGGACCAGCTAGAGGACAAGCTAAAACGCGCATTTGATCAATAATATCAATAGGTTAGCCGCATTTTTGCTGGCTACATACCATAATATACGTTATGCGACAAACCTAAAAACGTCAATGATTTCAATAGGTTACACTTGTAGGTCTTTTCATACATATATATGACAGCGAGTTACGCAATTTTTATGCGTCAATAAGTCACATAGTAAATAGGCTACGGGCCTTAGAAATATGAGGTGGTGAGGGGGTCTGGGTCCTACCCCCCACCCTCCATCCCACCAACCCCCCTCCCCCCCTTACCACAGGTAACATCCATATAATATCTATGTATTCGATTCCAGACAGTTTGTGAGCAAAAAATTATAAAAAATTATACAAAAATTTTGTGCAACATTTGTACATATAACATTGACATAATTTTGAAAATATATTTTAATGTTATAGTTAGGAGAGTGATATGATTAATACTATTATGATGTGTCTTGCTCTAAATATATATTTCGAGGCACGTAACCAGCCTCTGTCTGGCCAGATAGCCGTTACTCAAGTTGTATTAAATAGAGTAGCGGATTCTAGATACCCCAACAAAGTATGTGACGTTGTATACCAAGCCAAGAAAACTAACTCTGGAAAAATAATAATAAATAAATGTCAATTCAGTTGGTTCTGTGATGGCAAGAGTGACAAGCCTAAAGACTTGGATGCATTTCGCTGGGCAACATATGTAGCTTTAAACGTTATATATGGTTCCTATAAGGATAATACTTTTGGTGCCACGCACTACCATTCTAAAAAAGTAAATCCTAAGTGGGCGTTACCACAAAATAAAACGGTGGAGATAGGAGATCACCTATTCTTCAAATGGCAGAATGAATACTAATCTCATTGACTGTTTAAAGCACTGCGTCCATAATGAATACTGTTCAACTAATATTTAAAGAGGTTAGACATGAGCTTATATGAAAATATTAACAAACGGAAAAAGGCGGGAAAGTCTCGCCCGAAAAGTAAATCGACTATATCTAAGACAGCATACGCTAACATGAAGAAAGGTTTTCCGAACAGCAAAAAGAATAAAAGTAAGAGCAAGAAAAATGCATGAAGATAAGCTTAAAACCCCTCCAGCCAATTCTACTTATCGTGATAATCATCAGCGTATATTTGGAGATCCTAAAGGTTTGGGGGATATCGACGAAGAAGTGTCTAGAAAATTACGTTTAGAAAGACACAAGAATGAAGTAAGATTAGGTAAAAAAGACGCGCAGTATTATGTAGATAACGAAGTTCGTATCTCAGCAGACCCGAACTGGCAACCTAAAATGGAAGTTTCTGAAGCTTACAAGGATGGATGGAATCGAATATTTAACAAGCCATGATGAATTTTCAGAACACTGTACGTGTCCAGAATGTGTGTTATCGGCTACAGTAGCAGATTTATTTAACGATCCCGATACCAGTGACATCGAAATCGTGGATGCTCTTACTCACGCTATCATAGGCGCTATGGCTATGGCACCACCTGAGTATAGGACATATCTAGTAGAAGAGAGTATAATTAAGATACGAATTATGATGGGGGAATTCCACACACACAATGTTGGGGAAGGTTGGGGACTGGTACATTGACCATCAGTATGAGAGAAGTAGGTCTCAATCAGTGCAGATGGGTAGTAGAAGGGCCTATAACGTGGTATCCTAAATGTTGCGGAGACGATACACATAAACATTCCTCTTGGTGCGAAAAGCACTACAAGCAAGTGTTTAGACAAAATGTCCGGAGAACCAAGGGGTCTGTAAATTTTACCCGTCGTCGAAAGAAAAGGTATTGACCTTCATATAACATGTGTATAGGTTTTGTACTATATGAAGACATATATAAAAAAACTTTGGCGTTGCTGGCCCCTACGTAAATTTGCTAGTATGTTATCTAGATTAAATTGCTTGTTATGGCGTAAAATGTGGGGATCGAGATGACTGAAAAACGAGGAAGCGAAACTTTTTCTGGGTTTAATAAACCTAAGCGAACACCTAACCATCCTAAGAAGTCACACGCAGTATTAGCCAAGAGCGGCGATAAAACTAAATTAATAAGGTTTGGACAGCAAGGCGTGAGCGGCGCTGGAAAGAATCCTAAAACAGCATCTGAGAAGGCACGTAAAAAATCTTTTAAGGCCAGACATAAGAAGAATATAGATAGAGGTAATATGTCTGCGGCTTACTGGGCCAATAAGGTTAAATGGTAATATTTTGACTCCACGACAAAGACAATGTTTAGATTTTATTTCATCGTTCTGGGACGAGCATGATTATGCTCCTTCTTTTGGCGAGATTGCAGAAGCTTTAGATGCGAAGAGTAGATCTAGTGTTACACCCCTTGTATCTAAACTTGAGGGTCGGGGGTACATCGAACGGATACCTAACCTTGCTCGGTCCATCCGTGTAGTTAAAGCTGATGCTCCCCAAGCCTCAGTTATAAACGATGTGTCCCCCGATGCTTCACAGTCTAACACAACTCCTGTTTGGGGCGAGAAATAATTTTAACTCTTGCTCTGTACATACGTATCGGGTTATTCTTATAAAATGTTGCCAGCCAGTATTCAAGACTGTCTAGATAGGCTACCTGAATTGCCTATAGATCAACAGCGAGAGATACTCGCGCTGGTGGACAAGCTCGACGTGATACGTGAAAGAGATGCGGCCAAAGATAGTTTTATATCCTTTGTGAAAAAAGTGTGGCCCGGATTTATAGAGGGGTATCACCATAAGATAATGGCCGGAGCTTTTGAAAGAGTGGCCAGAGGCGAACTTAAACGTCTAATAATTAATATGGCCCCTCGCCACACTAAAAGTGAATTTGCATCTCATTTATTTCCTGCATGGTTTCTTGGGCATCATCCATCTAAGTATGTTATACAAGCGTCAAACACTGCGGACTTGGCTGTGGACTTTGGACGTAAAGTTAGAGACACGATAGGTGATGATAATTTTCACGATATATTTCCAGATGTTGCGGTACATGCTGATGCGGCGGCGGCGGGTAAGTGGAAGACCACAGCTAAGGGAGAATATTTTGCTCTTGGTACTGGCGGCACAATGACAGGCCGTGGTGGAGATCTTATAATAATTGATGATCCCCACAGCGAGCAAGAAGCTAAACAGGCGGAGACACGGCCAGAGATATATGATAGTGTATTCGAATGGTATACGTCTGGACCCCGTCAACGTGTACAACCGGGAGCGGCTATAGTTATAGTTATGACGCGCTGGAGTAAGAGGGATCTTACAGGACAAGTGTTGAAGGCGGCGGCAACAAAAGAGACAGGAGAAGAGTGGGAGGTCATTGAACTTCCAGCCATACTACCGTCAGGCAAACCAATATGGCCAGAGTATTGGCCTGAAGAAGAGATACTCGCGATTAAACAAGAACTGCCGATCCCTAAATGGATGGCGCAGTATCAGCAACAACCTACTGCTGAAGAAGGTGCGTTAGTTAAAAGAGACTGGTGGCAAAGATGGGAAGGTTCCGAACCACCACCTTGTGAATTTATAATTCAGTCTTGGGATACTGCCTTTGAAAAGAGCCAGCGTTCTGATTATTCTGCCTGTACTACATGGGGTGTTTTTTATAAAGAGCATCCTGACACTGGCAGAATGACACCTAATGTGATACTGTTAGATGCATTTAGAAAAAGAATGGAGTTTCCTGAACTTAAAAAAGTTGCTATGGAGATGTATAAAGATTGGCAACCAGAAGCTTTTATAGTTGAGAAGCGAGCTAGTGGTGGGCCACTTATATATGAGCTTAGAGAAATGGGTATTCCAGTTAGTGAGTTTACTCCGAGTAGAGGTAATGATAAGATAAGCAGAGTAAATGCCGTTTCCGATTTGTTTGCTTCTGGTGTAGTGTGGGCATCTGACCACAGGTGGGCGGACGAAGTTATAGAAGAGTTTGCTGAATTTCCAGCGGGCGAACACGATGATTATGTTGATAGTTCAACACAAGCTCTGCTAAGATATAGGCAGGGCGGATTTATTAAAACGGCAAGTGATGAGGAAGAAGACGATAGAGATATACTTCCTGCAAAGAAATATGATTTTTATTAGGGGTTATCATGGCGACTAACGTAGATAAAACATTAATACCATCTGATATTGAAGTTGAAGCCAGTACGGATATTGAGGTTTCTCTTCCGGGCGACGATTTTGATATGGAAATAGTTGAAGAGGTAGAGCAGGATGGCTCCGTAATTGTTGATTTCGATCCGCAAGCGACATTAGCAGAGGGAGAAGATGATCACGGGCAAAATTTAGCGGAATTATTAGATGATGAGATTCTAAATTCTATAGGAAGTGAACTCGTATCCGCATATCAAGATGATCACAGGACCAGAGATCCTTGGGAAAAGGCATATACCAAAGGAATTTCTCTTCTAGGTCTTAATATAGAGGACCGCACCCAGCCTTGGTCTGGGGCATCTGGAGTTTTTCATCCAATATTAACAGAAGCAGTGGTTAAATTTCAAGCCGAAGCTATGACAGAGACCTTTCCTGCGGCGGGTCCGGTGCTAACACGAACTATTGGCAAAGCTGATCCTGAAGTTGATAAGAGAGCTATGCGCGTTCAACGAGATATGAACTACCAGTGTACTGAAGTTATGACTGAGTACCGAGGGGAGCATGAACAAGCGCTATTTCATCTCGCTATTGGCGGATCAATATTCAAAAAAGTATATTTTGATCACGCTCTCAACAGATATACCTCTAAATTTGTTATGGCAGACGATTTTATAGTGTCATACGGCACCACAGATCTAGATTCTTGCCCACGAGCTACTCATGTAATGAAGATGTGGCCCAACGATCTATTAAAAAACCAGTATTCCGGTTTTTATCGCATGGTTGAAGTACCTAAACCATCAATACAGTACACAGATGTCGATGAAAGTGAGGATAGAGCCTCTGGATCAGCGCCAAGCGCGGAAAAAGATGACAGGCATGAGCTTTTAGAGATGCATGTAGAATATGATATACCCGGATACGAAGATCTGGATGAAGACGGGGAGCCTACAGGAATTGCTCTTCCATATATCATAACTATAGAAAAAACTAGCAATATTATATTAAGTATCTACAGAAACTGGAATGAAGACGATGAAGATAAGGTTAAGAATGAGTTCTTTGTACACTATCCGTACTTACCGGGCCTCGGTTTCTATGGCATTGGATTAGTACACCTGTTGGGTGGTATCGCAAAGTCTGCTACTTCTATACTTAGGCAGTTAGTTGACGCGGGAACACTCGCTAATCTACCTGCCGGATTAAAATCACGCGGTTTACGTATAAAAGGAGATAATTCTCCGCTAAGACCCGGAGAGTTTAGAGATGTTGACGTTCCTAGCGGCTCTATAAAAGATAATATAACTTTTGTACCGTATAAAGAACCATCATCAGTATTGTACCAACTATTAGGAACTGTTGTAGAAGAAGGCAGGAACATTGCCTCTATCGCTGATCTGAAAGTTTCGGATATGAGTAATCAGGCTCCTGTAGGATCTACATTGGCTATCCTAGAGAGAGGCATGAAAGTTATGTCTGGGGTACACGCTCGTATTCATGCGGCTATGCGTAAAGAATTTAAGCTACTTGCCAACCTAATAAGAGACTACGCTCCAGAAGAGTATGAGTATGAAGTTGTAGAAGGTGCTACACGTATTGAAGATTATGATGATCGCGTTGATATCTTCCCTGTTTCTAATCCTAATGCCGCGACAATGGCTCACAGGATAATGAGGCACCAAGCCATTCAACAGTTAGCTTCAACCGCTCCTCAGATATATGACTTGAAAGAGTTGCACAGAGGTATGTTGTACGCAATGGGCGAAGAGAATATAGATAAGTTAATTCCTCGTGAAGACGAAATGAAACCTATGGACCCTGTAGCCGAGAATATGGCACTAATAACAGCAGAGCCAGTCAAGGCTCATTTGTATCAAGATCACGAAAGCCACATACGTGTGCATATGTCTGCGTTACAAGATCCTAAGATACAAGAGATAATGAAAGATGCGCCTAACGCACAAGCAGTGGCCGCCGCAGGTGCCGCTCATATACAAGAACACGTAGCTTTTCAATATCGTAGAGAGATAGAGAAGCAACTAGGTGTGCCAATGCCGGAGTTTGATAAAGATCTACCAGCAGAGGCAGAAGTACAACTATCTAGGTTAACAGCAGATGCGGCAGAAAAACTTCTGAAGAAAGATGTAGCAGAAGTGCAAGCGGCTAAGAACGCAGAGCAACAAAACGATCCTGTACTTCAGTTACAGAAAATGGACGCTGAAACTAAACAAGCGGAAGTCCAACGTAAAGGTATGGCAGATAAGTTAAGAGCTATGCTAGGTAAAGAGCAGATATCTTCTAAAGAGAAAATGGAAGGTGCGCGTTTGGGCGTTGAAGTTCAAACAGATATAATTGATAAGCAGATAGAGTTAAAGAAACTAGAACTTGAACAAGCAAGAATGGTATCTCTTGAAAAACAAGCGGGTGCTAAGTTGGGCGTTGCAATGTCTACTGCTATTGCAGACGATCAAATAGAGCGCGAACGTATTGCTTCCCAAGACGAACAAGCGGCGCTTCGCGAAGAAACTAATATGAAAAGGAACGAAGATGATTTTCAATTAAATGAAGAGCGTTTAGCAAACGAACGTATGCGAGATACCCAGAATTTTGCTAGTCGTTTCATCGATATGTTTCGTTCTAGTTCAAAAGATGCACAAAAGTCGGACGAAAATTAAAAAAAAGCTTGGAGATTTGAACATTGGCTGATAATATTTTAGAAACCATCAAAGATCGCATCCGTCGCGAGATGAATGAGATTGCTGATGATTTAGCGCTTGGGGGTTGTATATCTGCCGAAAGTGCAGGTATGGTAGGAGTTAAGTACGCACAGAACGCCGGGGTTATAGAAGGACTAGCAAGAGCGGAACGTGTGATTTTGGACGTACTTGATGAAATTAAAGAACAGGAGAAGCTCGACACATGAGCAAACCAGCCGTTAAAATATCAGACGAAGATCTAGAAAAGGCCAAAAAAGCAGTTAAAGATATGCAGGGGCCTAAACTAGTAGAACCCACGGAAGAGCAAAAAGCTACTCAACTACCTCAACCTAGAGGTTGGAGGATGCTCATAGCAATTCCAGAAGCAGAAGAGAAAACTATAGGAGGTATTATCAAAGCAGATATTACCAAAGATATTGAAAACACTTCTACCGTTATAGGACTTGTGCTTGAGATGGGCAGTGAGTGTTATGGCGATAAAGAGCGTTTTGGGGATACGCCTTGGTGCAAGACAGGGGACTTTGTACTAATAGGGGCATATAAAGGTGTTCGATTTAGAATACACGGCAAGGAATTTCGCATCATCAATGATGATACCGTTCAAGCAGTCGTGGATGATCCGCGTGGATATACGAGGGCATAATGAGTAATACAGCAGATACACAGAGCGCCTATGAAGCACCTGACTCTCTTCCAGAACCAGATGAGGAGTCTGAGATTGAGATAGAAGTTCTTGATGACACACCTGCGGAAGATGTGCGAGCCGCACGTCCTGCCGCTGATCGTGTAGATCCAGACAGCGAAGAGTTTGAGCAAGAGATACAGGATTATTCTGACAATGCTCAAAAACGTATAAAGGCAGTTAAGTTTGAGTACCATGAAGAGCGTAGAGCAAAAGAAACTGCACTTCGCCAGTCTGAAGAAGCAATACGCTATGCAGAGCAGGTTGCGCGGGATAACGCAAACTTAAAACAATCTCTGCAAGATAGTAACTCTGTATTGGTTGAACAGTATGGAGCTAGGACAGATGCGGAACTTGAAAAAGCTCGCGCAGACTTTAAGGATGCTTATGAAGGCGGCGAAACAGATGCGCTTTTAGAAGCTCAAGAAAAATTAGCGAAGTTACACGCTGAACGTGTTGGGACTTTAAGACAAGCCCCCGCCGCAGTTCAACCTGTTGCTGAACAACCTTATCAGCCACAAGTTCGACAGAACAACGCTCCTGATGTTAGAGCCACCCAATGGTTGAGAGAGAACCAGTGGTTTCAGCAAAAAGGTAGTGAAGATATGACAGGGTATGCTATAGG